AACTCTATCATCGACACTTGTAACCACGAAGGGGTTTGATGTGTAGTCAATGGTATTTTCACCACCCTTTAAGTTTGGTGTTGCAATTTTGAGTCTAAGGTATTCTTGTCCAATGATAGGACCGAAGGATGCTAGGTTGAAAGCATCTTGGATTGTCATAGTCCCTGTTACGGTAAGTTGGTTTATTCCCTCAAATATACTGAGTCCCATAATAGATGCCTTGAGTCCAACTACCTTGCCTGTAGTCAAGACCAAATCACATTGCAAGATGTCAAACTCACCACCGCTTCTAAGTTCTGTTTGTGCCACTCAATTAATCCTCTGTCTCAGAAACCAATCTCTCAAATTCCTCTACAAACTGTTCCAAATATTCTGGGTCTAGCAATCGTATCTTCCTGAGTACGTCCTGCTTTTCCTCTTCATATTCCCTGTTTGTGATCAGCGTTGCATCTGCAATCGTGTTACCATCTGTATCTATATTGCTAGTTCCAATATTGATTTTGACACTGGTATCACCCGACTCCTGATAAATCTCATAGTGATGCACTGCATCCACATTGTCATACCTCTCAGTAAGGTGTGAAAGAAACTGCCGGGTATTCATGGGCCACTGGTGATACCTGTCTGTAATATTATTGACCAACAGAACAATCCAGTGATACTCTGCATCGTCATAATACTTGTGTGCAATCATCTCTGGTGTCTCGCCGTTCCTAACATCATAGGTGTCATAGAGAGAGGTGACTGATCTTGCTTTACTGTGTAAGGCAACACGTTTAAGTAGGTGTGTAACTATCTTGGGGTCACCATTACCAACAGCATCGTAGAAAATCGTGGGAAATAGAGAAAAATACATCTTAATACCCAGCCTCCACCAAAGTTCTATCCATGATTTCAATTTCTTGAAAGGATAGGCTAATGGTTGTTTTCTGGGGTGGCGCACCTTTTGGATCAGTTTTAGAATCTGATGGATTATATGTTACAAACTTATCACCACCATATGATACATCCATTGTCTTTAGATAACATTTACCAATCTTATTGATATAATTATTAGGACCATTTATATGCATGTATTGAACTGAGAATAGATCAGGAATTGTCATCTCTCTTGTGCTACCCGAAGTTTTAAATGTGGGTGACATGCCAATTTTAAATTCTTTTATAATTTTATGGACTGTTTGTGTTTCTTCGGCACTCTTGGGAATGAATGTGAAAGAAAAGGAAAATGACCTTCTACCAGTGCCCCTAAACATCATCTCTGTTCTGGGTGTAATAATTGCACCCTGTTCAATTGCATATAAATCCTTTACGCCGGGAATAACTTTGTCAATCATACCCACACCCATCTTTATAAGACCTGTTCCCGCCGTCCCAGCTGCTTTATTATAGGCATCCGTGCCGAGTGTTCCGTCTTGATAACTCTTAAACAGTCCATAGAGAGCTTCACCCATCACACCAATCTCACCCTCACTATAATCCATATTGTACTGGACATTGACAGCGGGCGGCATATACAATCCGATAGCGGTTCCAGTTCTTTGAACATTTCTGCGTTGCAATAGTAGTGATGTACTTGTGCCACCTGCACCAGCGCCACCTCTACCAGTTTCTCGACCAAATGAAGCTTCAAAATCTTTATCAGATTTGTCTTGTGCTTTTTTAGTTGCAACCTTGTCAATTACTAGACCACCAATGCCCGGCGGTCCTTCTTGTTTCATAACAGGTTTAACTTTTGGTGCTTTGGTTCTTGATGGTCTTACCTTTGCACCCGTCACGCTGTGACGAGCAAACAGGATATAACTTGCTTGGTGCATGTTAGTACCAACATCAGATGGATATAGAAGCAGTGTTTCTTTTGGTGCAAAATTAGTTTGTAGAGGACTAGACGCAGAACTGGCAGATGAACCACCCAACCCTGATCTTAGACTACCAGCAACTCCACTGACAAAACTTGATGCGGCACTAGCTGCTGCATTCTTGGCCATGTTTACGAAAGTATTTGCTATCGGTCCTGCCATGTCTAAATATCCTTATATACTCTAGTGGAACTATTTATAACACATGTCATACAAAGGTCGATACACACCAACCAAACCCCAAAAATATAAGGGTGATTCACGAAACATAGTTTATCGTTCTCTCTGGGAACGTAAGTTTATGGTGTATTGTGATACCAGCAGCGCCGTCATTGAATGGGGTAGTGAAGAGATCATTATACCCTATTTATCACCCAAGGATGGTCGCTTTCACAGATATTTCCCAGATTTCTATATTAAAGTTAAGCAAGCTGATGGGACTATTAAGAAGATGATTATTGAGGTCAAACCCAAGGTGCAGTGCAAACCACCCAAGGAACCCAAGAGGAAAAATAGACGGTGGATGAATGCGGTTATGACATACGGTGTAAATGATGCTAAATGGAGATATGCGACTGATTGGTGTGCAAATAACGGCATGGAGTTTAAGATATTAACTGAAGATCATCTAGGAATATCTTATAAATAGTATTATGGCAAGAGCTCCCAGTAAGTATATGCAAGCAGTTAAGGATGAGGCGAAAGGTCGCCCAAAGTCAACTGCATGGTATAGAGAAAAGATTAAAGAGTTTGGTACACCAAGTTCATTAGACCTCTTACGAGATGGTAAGCGGAATAATAAACCATTCTATGGTAAGCTTAATATGTTTATGTATAGTCCAAAATTTAAATCAACTCTGCCATACTATGATACCTTCCCTTTGGTGTTACCATTAGAGATGTATTCAGACGGGTTTCTTGGTATCAACTTCCATTACCTACCCATTCCATTGAGAATGAAGTTGCTTGATAAGTTAGTGGATTATTCTAATAATACCGCATTTGATGAGTCAACAAGACTTATAGTTGATTATAGTAAATTGAAAAGTTTACGCATTATCAAACCAACCCTACACAGATACCTTGCTGGATACACTAAGTCACAGTTTCGCAGGATTGATGCAGATGAATTTACAATCGCAACGCTCCTACCTGTGCAAAGATTTAAGAAAGCAGGTGAATCAGCTGTGTGGAAAGATTCAAGGGCAATGATCTAATGGCTACACTTGCAAGTTTTGTAGAATCAACCGCATTTGGAGTAATCAATAATTTCCTGTCAGAGTTTCATAGTGACAATGGATATGCACTTCCAAGCCGGTATGAGGTTATTATCACATCCCCCGGCGAAGGGAATGCAAGAAAAGTATCTATGCGATGTGAATCTCTTGATCTGCCGGGGAGAGCTCTTAATACGTCAGTAGACAGCAACGTGTATGGTATTGCACCAGAGATTGTTGACGGTATTACATTTGGTGGTACACTCTCTATGAGTTTTCAAGCAAGTAGCGACCTAGAGGAAAGAGTGTTCTTTGAATCTTGGCAAGAAGAGGCTTGGGACAGGGGAACTTGGAATGTCAAGTATTATAAAGATTATATCAAAGACATTGACATTTATGTTCTAGATGTACAGAATACAAGACGATACGGAATTAGAATTAGAGATTGCTTCCCAAAAGAGATTGGTCCATCATCCTTTGATGCGGGTCCAGCTGGTGACATTATAAAAATACCTGTTACCATGCAATATAGATATTGGGAGACACTTGATATTAATAACCAACCACCTAACCTTATGGAGAAGGTTCTTGATACAGTAATTACAGGTGCAGAGAGATCAATTAATGCGAACATACCGAAGGTGTTAAGCAGACTCGGTTAAGCAAATTATGATAAAGGATGAAACATTATGGCGTTACCTAAACTACAAACTTCTGAGTACACACTAACATTACCATCAACACAGGAGGAAATTAAATATAGACCTTTCTTGGTCAAAGAACAAAAGATTTTGATGATTGCTCAAGAATCTGGTAATGAACAAGAAATAACTGATGCTATGGCAAATTTGATACATAATTGCACCTTTGGTGCTTTGGATGTTAATAATGTTCCAATGTTTGATGTCGAATATGTATTTTTACAAATAAGATCAAAATCTTCTGGTTCTGTTGTGACGTTAAGTGTTATATGTCCAGATGACGAGGAAACTGCGGTTGAGGTTAAAATTAACTTAGACGAAATTGAGGTACAACGTAATGTAGAACACTCACAAGAAATTGAAATCACAAAAGATATTAAATTAAATTTAAGATATCCACGATTGAAAGACCTTAAAGGATTAAATGACAATTTTGGTGAGTTCGAAAAGACATTGGTTTTGGTTGTTGAGTGTGTTGATACAATTACATCAGGTGAGGAAGTGATTAATAGAATTGATATGACTCAGGATGAGATTGTTGAATTTGTTGATTCTATGAATAGTACGCAGATGGAGGGCGTTCTAAAATTCTTTGAGACAATGCCAAAGGTGAGACACATCATTGATGTAGTCAATCCTAAGACCAAAAAGAAGGGTGAGGTATTATTGGAGGGACTTGAGAGTTTTTTGGAATAGGGCTGTCCCAGGACAGCATAGTAAATTACTACAAAACAAACTTTGGAATGATACAACATCATAATTGGAGTTTGACAGAATTAGAGAATATGCTACCTTGGGAACGAGAAATCTATGTTGGTATGTTAGTGAAACATCTAGAGGATGAGAAAGTGGAGCACGAAAAACAAGAGAGAAAAAGTAGGAGTTAATCAAATGGCTGAAGAAGAAATCAAAGCATCAGGTTACCATCCTGCCGATACAAATGGTGACGGTAAGGTTAGTCCTAACGAACAAGAGATGCATCTTGAGTTCAAACGCAGAGAACTTGAGGATGCAGACGCAATGCGTGATGCACAGCGCACTATGGCATGGTACTCACTTGGTGGTATGCTACTGTATCCCATTATCGTAGTTCTTGCAACAATCTTCAATATGGATCAAGCAGCAAAGATTCTTGGTGATATGGCGGGAGTATACTTCATTGCGGTTGCTGGTATCGTCGCAGCATTCTTTGGCGCTCAAGCAATGACAAAAAAGAAATAAGGAATAAGTCATGGCCGATAAAGATAATGCTAAAGATTTAGTAAAAGCTGTTGAAAAAATCGCAGCTGCCAAAGCTGCAAAGGAGAATCAATCTCTTGCGTCAGAGTTAGAAAAAACTTTCAGTAACCTTGCAAGCGTCCAAGAAAAACTTGCAAAGGAGAATGCTGAAACTGCGAAGGCCATCAAGGATGGTGCGGCGGCTGAACTCAAAGCAAATGAAGAACAACAAAAAGAGCTTATAGAACAAATAAATTCAAGTCTTGGCTCAACAAAAGAAAAAGCAGAGGCTCAAAACGCTCTTGATAAACTAAACTTAAATATGAAGATCACTGCTGAAAAGACAGAGGCAACTGCAAAATGGGAACAAACATCTGCTGGTCAGGCAGTTGCACTTAAAAAAGAATTAGAATCACAGGGTAAGATTGCAGAGGACAATAAAGAATATTCTAAACTGAGTTTTGAGGCAAGAAAGGCAGATTTCAAAGATAGACTTGAAAATGCAGAATCCCCTGCTGCACGAAAACAAATAAAAGAAGATATGCGGGCTGATGCAAAAAAGAATGGTTCCCGTCTAGATAAAATTGGGGCGGGCATCGCTGGAATGTGGGCGAGTAGTAAGAAGGTGTTAATAGGTGGTGCAAAAGCACTTCTTTCTACTCTTGCGATTGGTGGGTTATTGATTGCACTTGGATTATTTCTGCAAAGTGATACCTTCAAGAAGTTATCAGAATATATCAGTGGAACCATAATTCCAAAAGTAAAAGAACTTTATGATGCATTCTTTGGTGAAGGTGGTGGAATAGGTGCAGGGTTTTCTAAACTTGCTGAAATGTTTTCAGCTAAAGGAGCTCTGGTAATTGGATTGGGTTTACTTACCGCTGGGTGGTTAACCAAAAAAGCAATTGGTTTATTGCTGTCACCATTGACACTGGGTTTCAAAGCAATTAAGGGGGCATTTGGTTTAGCCGGTGGTGCTTTGAGTGCTTTAGGGTTAAAGAATACACCTAAACCCACCACTAGTGGCACTAGTGCTGCTGGTGCAAAACCCGTTGTTGCTGGAACAGACTCAAAGGGCAATAAACTTGTCAAGTCTAAAACAGGCAACTTGATGCAGATGGGTGCAGATGGGAAAGCAACGTCACAAAAACCAGTTGGAAAAGTGACGCCACCAAAAGCGCCGATGTCGTTAAATCTACTTAAAAAATTCCCTAAAGTTGGAAAATTTCTAGGATTAGCAAAAAGAATTCCAGGGCTATCTGCTGTATTTGCAATTAGTGATTTAGTTTCTATTTTCAATAATGATAAAATGAGCACTAAAGCAAAAATAGCAGCTGGTACTGGTGTTTTCGGTGGTGTTGGCACATCTATACTAGGTGGAGCGTTAGGTATGATGCTTGGTGGTCCTATTGGTGCTGCTATGGGTGGTCTGGCAGGTTACTTTGGTGGTGCAACGCTTGCAACGGGACTAATGCAGTGGATGCTTGGAGAAAAGGTTGATGCCTTCCCAGATGCATGGTGGGCACCAGATATCAATGGTTGGATGAACGGTTCTGGTGAAAAAAAGAAGCCATCCGCCGGAGCATTACCTACTGGAAGTTCTACTGGAAGTTCTACTGGAAGTTCTACTGGAAGTTCTACTATGTCACCAGTGATCAAAGGTAACATGGGTGGGAATGTGACACCATTACAAACAAGAGGATCGGGTACTGCTGGTGCAGATATAACACCCAGCAATAAATTATCTGTTTCAATTGATCGTCTTTCTGCAAAAATTGAGGCTCAGGGTGGTGGTGCACCAACTAATATTGTTGATGCAAGACAATCATCAAGTGTCACCACTACAGGTCGTGATACCGGCCCAATCAACCCCAATAAGTTTAATGAAATGAACAGTGGTTATGCCCAGTATGCTCATTAGGTATAAAAAAGGGGGGGAATAAATCCCCCCCAATCTCTTAGTCGTTAGCTAACTTTTCAAAGTATGATATAGTGTCTCCTTCATCATTATCAACAGAGGGTGCGGGAGAAGGTTTTGTATCCACCTTGGGTTCTACCCACGGCGCATCTTCCATCACTGCTGCAGCAGTTCCTACTGATGTAGTCCCTGCAAGAACTGCGTTCAATCGTGTCTTCAGTTCATCATATGACTTGAAGTTAGAAGCTCCAGTAAACTCTGAGAGAGGATACTCCTTCTTCCAAACCTCTTCTAGCTTGTCATCATCATCAAACAAAACAGATGGTGCTTCGAACTCTGACTTGTCATAGTTCCAATAACCGTCTACCTTACGAATCTTCAACTTGAAGTTCGCACCTGCCCAGAAGTCAAAAGGATTGACAGCAGTTTCATCCTTAAATGCTGGTTGCATTGATTCCA